GGTTAATTATTTTGAAATCCAGTATTCCATCATCAGGCATTCCTTGTGAGGAAGATCTGCTGGAGGCTTCATAGACATGAACTGATTCATTCTTACAATCAGTTTGGTCATTGTGACCCTGCGAGAATTGATGATGTATCCACTCTTGCGTAGTTTGGTTAACTGTGCTGCTGGATTGCAGACACCAAACATATTCATCGCCTCAATCAGCGAAATTGGATTGCCCTCAAGCATATGATCTTGCATTGCCTGTGATGACGGAAAGCCTTGTGAATTTGCCATTTGGTAGTCCCTTTCTAAATCTCTCTATACACTAGATATAGTGGCCCCAGCAGGTAATGCAAGGGCCAAGAGAAAAGTTTTTTATTATCGTTTAAACCAAGGGGCTTATGGCCTCTTAAAGCACTCTTCGTACAGACTTTTTGCGTCTCCGCTTACGTCAGACATAACATCCATCCGTGCCATTCCGTTGCCAACCCAGTCTTTATTGACTTTCAGGCAAGCCTCAACTTGTTCTGTGTTGACCACAGCAAGGCCAATAATGGTGAGGTGGTCAGGCAAATCTAAATTTGCCTTCTCAATGATCGCTTCCATATCGATCTCTTTTTCCCATTCATAAATCATGCCATAACCTCCCGGTCTACGATGCCCACGCTGATCAGCTCATCCATCCGCGCCTTGTTGGCAATTATGCTGATCTCATCCAGAAAGAAACTCTTCTGGAGAGCTGTCACCGCAGCCGCCATTGTGATCAGGCCCATTGGGCGCTTGGCAAAGCTGGCAATCGTGGTGTCGCAGTTCGATCCCTCGAACTTCGCGTCAGTCACGCGGATGATGACTTTCCAACCCTTGGGTGTGGATTTGCAGATCAATTGTTTTCTCATGGTGTAGTCCTTTCTAAGAGGGGGTGGTGGGGAGCCGAAGCTCCCCGGTTGATTATGCTGCCTCCATAAGATCAGAAGCCCAATCATAAAACTCCTGATCCTTGCATTTCTCAATGAACATTGCGCGGGTGGCTGGATCATTGCAGAACTTCTCGCGCAGGATAGAATATATGCGGATAAAGCCTTCGCCATGCGGCTTACGCATCCACGCCCACTTGGTGCGGTCAGACTTATACAATGTATATTGCACATAGTGTGACACCTCATGCAGCACTTGGATGGTGTTACCGTGATCGACATCGCCAGTCGCCACGAACATGCCGCCGCATTTTTGATTAGCGTCAAACGATTTGTACTCGTTCCAGTAGACGTGGCTGTCGAGAACTTTATCATCAAAGCACTTGTGGCCGTTTTCATACTTACCGCTGATTACATTTTTGATCTGCCAATATGACAGATTTATAATAATAATTTTTGACCCAGCCTTTGAGCAATTACCAGATCCACCGTTAGGTTTTTTAACAACCAGCACTTTAAGCGCGTTTGCCTTCTGACTTTTGTTCATGGCAAAATTTGTGCCGTCTAGACCATCAATGGCATTATAAACCATTGTCGTAATAAAGTGGCGTTGTGAGTCAGCAGTGTATGTCATCGGGGTAGTCCTTTCTAAAAAATCTCTCTACCCAACTAATATAACACCCCCTGCAAATAATGCAAGGGGTAAAAGAAAAGTTTTTTATTGTTGTTAGTTTTCGGTAGCTTAGATGTTTTTGCCAGATGCCCTAAGATTACTGGTGAATGCCTTCAGCTCATTACGCGCATAGAATAGCTTGTTATGAGCGTCAGGCGGTGGGTCACTTCTAAGGCTGTCATCCTGCGCCCGGTCTACCTCAGAGCGCAGGTACTGGAGCTGGGACGCCTGAAAGGCTGTTAGGTCACTGTCGTTCATCACAGGAACCTTTCGACCAGTAGAGCCGCCAGTAGAGCTACAACAACCGCCCCCCACAACGTAATAAACTTGACGTGCTTACGCTCTAAAAATAATGGCTCTGGATCTTTATCTTCAAGGCCCATAGGCTTTGGCGGTATAAAATCCATTGGCTTCCCACGAAGCTGGTATGGAATTTCCATCTGCTTGCGAAGTTTCGATGACTTTACCTGAACAGCTTTCTCTGATCGCCCAAGTAGTTCAGCAATTTCTTTGTCGCTGCCCCCGTCAGCCCGACTCTTCAAAAGAATTTGGAGGTCTTTGATCTTCCATTGTTTCTTAGATTTATTTGTCATTTTCTTTCTCCTGCAAATGTTCTAATACCTGCCGGGATGCATCTTCCGCGCCCTTGCCGACAATCACTTTCTGACCGATCCCTTCAAGGTATCCGATCATCCCTTTCTGTTCGGGCGAAAGTCGCCCACCCGAAACCCTCTTCATCTCAACCCACAAGTTCCACTGTGGGATGAAAAGATCTGGTATGCCCCGCACCACGCCCTCCGCCTTCAATCTCTTGGCCACGGTGATCGCTCGCTTCTCTCCATTTGGTATCGCAAAGATCAGCACGTTTGGATACTGAACCCGAAACCAATTGATAAAACCAACCTGTTCCGAATGCTCAGAAGGGGATGTCTTCGAGGCTGAGATCAGCGTAACCCCCGAAGCCTTGCGTCTTCGTCTCATGTTTTCTCTCCACTTGAGTATAATCAAACTGCACGATCTCTTGATAGCGCGGGTCATGGTTGGATGGCTTAACCTTAATCTTGCTAGGCTTAACCCAAAACTGGCATTCGTTGAGTGCATCATCCGTGCTGTTGGCATCAGAGGTCAGCAACGCCTTGCGCGCCGCATATCGACTGGCCGCATATCCACCGTGATCTGGGCATAGCCACTCGCTCACAGCCATCAGCCCGGCGTAATATGTGACCTTAACGCTGTCTGGCTTGCCCTCCTTCTTGTGCCGCGCATACGCAACGCTATCCACGTCATACCACTCAGCCACCACCTGAGACGATAGCATGGCCCCACGGTAGCTGCTTGAGCTGTGGTTGAGTGTCGGCGCAGGAAACTGGAACCCGCACTCAGGGCAGAGCTGACAGGCTGCGTGAACCATTGTCTGGCACTGCTCGCACTGCTTGACAGGAGCCTCGCCGTCCCCGCTGCTCATCTTGTCCTTGGGCTTTACCTGATCGATAAACCCGTGCCGCTCGACATTCTGGCCGTAATCCAGAATCAGGCAGTTCTCCTTGCCATCAGCAATCCGCGTTCCACGGCCCACCATCTGAACGTAAAGGCCCGTCGATGCCGTAGCCCTAACCAAAGCCACCAGATCGACAGCAGGGTGATCGAACCCCGTGGTCAGCACGTTCACATTAATCAGGCACTGCAACTCCCCGCTCTTAAAGTCTGCAATGGTCTTCTCGCGCACTGCGCTGCTATCTGTGCCTGTCACCACACCCACATCGATGTCGTGCGCCTCAAATTCATCAGCCAACATATTAGCGTGATTGACCCCGCTGCTGAACACCAGCCAGCTTTTGCGATCCGATCCAAGCCGCACGATCTCCTCGACAGTGGACTTAACCAGCTCTGGGTCAGACGCAGCCGTGGCAAGCTGGCTCTCAATGAACTCACCGCCCCGCTTGCCAACACCCTCCAGATTGATCTGCTTCACGCCGCCCTTGCTGATCACAGGCGACAGGTATCCTTGCTCCATCAGCATGGCCACTGGGATGTCATGGGCGATGCCGTCAAAGATCGCGCCCTTGCCCTCATGCAGATACCCGCTGTCCAGCCTGTATGGCGTAGCCGTAAGCCCCACCACCTTCACGTCTGGGTTGCACACCTTCAGATCAGCGATAAACCGATTGTACCTAGTCTCAGTATTTTTGGGTAGCAAGTGCGCCTCATCGATCAGAACAAGATCTGGAGCTGGCACAATGTCATACGCCCTCTCCCAGATCGACTGGATGCCTGCAAACGTGATTGGTCTGCCTAGCACCTTTTGCTTCAAACCTGCGCTGTACAGGCCAAAATCAGCCTCTGGGTACAGCTTCAGTAGGCCATCAGCCCCTTGCTCCAGCAGCTCCTTCACATGCGTCACAACCAGCACCCGTGTGCCTTGGAATCCCATAGCATCCTTAATCAACTGCGCGATGATCGCCGTCTTGCCAGATCCAGTCGGCGCAACAATCAGTGGGTTATCTCCAGCCTTCCCAGCCCAGTAATTGTACAGGCCGTCGATGGCTTCCTTCTGGTAGTCTCTTAATTCAAAGGTCATCAGCGCATCCTCCATTGCGTAAATCCAAGCCAGACATCCTCAATCGGCGTCAATATATCTTGAGCCGCAACCCAGCACGGCCCCCTGCCTAAATCTACTTCTACTGCATCAGTCTTAAATCTATCCCTGCCCATGCCGCCAATAACGCGCATCACATCCTCTTCGTCTGATGCCGTAACCAATATGGCATACTCAGCGACAAACGCCTCCAGAGACTTAAACAGAAGTTTTCCTGTCTGATAAAACGTAGACTTTACATCAATTCCAACGTCATCCGCCCAGATGTCTGCCCCACTATCTATCCCAAGTGCGGACGCTCTGTATGGAAGCTGCAATGCCTTTGCCACAGCTATCTCAGCCTTGACGCCTAAAAGGTCGATGTCGCCGTCTGACCTATTGTCTCTGCGCTGGTTAGCAACTCCACTAGCCCGTGCCAGTTGCCAGCGTAGCGCAGCCGCCTGCTTTGCTTCTGATATTTCTGATCGCGTCAATCTGATGCTCAAGATCTTTTCTTCATCCTGCGCCATTTACAATTCCCTCCAGAAAGTCATCTGCATCTTTAACGGCGTCCTGTATTAACTGCCCATTCATGTCGTTCTCGACAGCCTTAGAAACCAAAAACTCAACCAAACCGTTTTCGATATACTCATTTATTAGCGGCCAGTGATTGGCCATTTTTTTATTAATGATGAAATTGACCATGATGATTGAAATGTCTTTTTCACTTATTTTACCCGGCATAACATCCAGCATAATCGAAATTACTTCACCTAGTTCTTCGCGGTTCATCACTGCATCCTCCCGTCGAATATCTCTTGGCTATTGCCCTGATTGCGGATGACCTCGCCCGTGTCCTGATCCTCGTACTCAACGAAATCATCACCAGCATCGATCACAACAAAATCTTTCGGCATGATCTGTGGGATGTACAAATGCTCGCTGCACGTCTCAACAGGCTTGCCTTTGGCACAAGTCCACGTTCCATCCTTCTCAGGTGTCACATGGCTGCACGTCCGACAGCTCACCTCTGGGATCTTGCACCCGTGGCAGACCGCCCAGTAAGAACAGAACTTGCACTGCCAATTGCTGGGATCTTCGTGCAGCTTTGAGGGGGGTGTTGCCGAAAACACAATGTTCTCAGCCTTGCTGACCAACAGCTTGGCCTCCGCCTTGTCGAGCTTAATCCGCTCGCCGTACATCTCATCTGTGTTCTTGTTGACCGCAAAGAAATAGCACCTGTCGATCCCCGCCAAGTGCATCCCGATCTGACATTGCGCCCAGTATACAGGCTTTGACTTCTTGCATCCAAGGTTCTTCAGAGCCTTGAAGTTCTTCTCGTTCATCGTCTTGAACTCAAGCGTGTGTGGCTTGCTGCTTTCCTTAAACCCCTCACCCACGCCGTCTAAGCTCAATGCAAAGTGACCGCCGCAAGCCTCGAACCTGACCTGCTTGCCTGTGTCTGGATCTTTCTCCCAGACCTTAACGCCGACAGCCCGAAGGTTTGACACCACCCGATCCTCTTCACGATCACCAGTCTCAAAAAGACGAAGCATCCTACCATCAAAGCTAGGACGCCAAGCGTGTCTGAATTGATACCACAGAGCGCGGCTGCAATCGTTGCCAATCTGGCTACCGCCCAAGTGTGGACGATGCTCATTCTTGCGCCTGTCTTTATAGTATTTATATATCGCCTCAATCGTGGCTGGCGTGGCTAGTGGTTCAAGGTTCATTCCGCTCTCCTTCTATTCGTAAAATGGGGCAG